CCGCGGCATGAAGGGTCCACGCATCAAGGCCCGCGTCATCTCGACTCACGGCTCAAAGTCGGTGGGGCTGCCCGTCTACGAGCTTGATCGCCCTGACCTGGGGATTCGCCTGATTCTGCGGGACAACTTCTACAACTGGAAGCTCACAGTCATGGCGGGCCTGCCCATCGTGGCCGACTTCAGCGGGCTCTTTCATACCACGCCGCCAGTCGAGCCTGACTACACCGGCAACCCGCTTTCCGCCTGCTACTTCGAAGGCTTCCCGCGCGAGCTCGTGTTTGGCTACTACGAGCCGAGCGACAAGCGGCACTGGTCGGCTGAGATCAACGGCGGAGACCAGGCGCTTTGGGCTGTGGTGTTCCTGATCGTGAAGGCCTTGGGCGCGGTGAAGCCGTTCGTCTGGAACACCCGAGAGAGCCATCGAAAACAGCTCGATGAGGAGCGTGCCGCCTGGCAGGCGGAGCGGGCGGCCGAGAAGGCGGCTGGCTGATGGCGAAGAACACGCCCATCGAGTGGACGGACCACAGCTGGCCGGTGCTGAACGGCTGTCGCCGCAAGTCCGAGGGCTGCCGTAATTGTTACGCCGAGCGTCTGATCGCGACGCGCCTGCGGCACACGGCCAAGTACAAGGGGCTCGCCATCTACACCGAAGGCGGGCCGCGATTCACTGGCGAATCGCGCCTCTGGATTCCCGACTTGGCCATGCCGATCAAGCTTCGTAAGCCGGCGAGGATCTTCGTTGCGGACATGGGCGACCTGTTCTTCGAGGGCAACTCGAACGAAGAGATCGCTGCCGTCTTTGGCGTGATGGCCGCGTGCCCGCGTCATACCTTTCAGGTGCTCACCAAAAGGCCTGAGCGCGCGGCGGAGTGGTTCAAATGGTTAGGTGACGCCGGGCTCGACCGTGTCGCGTGCGCCGCTGATGACGCGCTCGCGGCCCTCCCGCGCAGCAAGCGCGCGCTGCTCTTCGCTCCGGGCCGCGGCGCTACTGCGTGGCCGCTGCCCCATGTGCACTTGGGCGTGAGCTGCGAAAACCAGGACGCCTGGAAGCGCCTCGCGATTCTCGTCCACCAATGCCCAGCTGCTGTGCACTGGGCCAGCTGCGAGCCGCTGCTCGGGCCGATCAAGATCGGCGGCACTGGCGCCATCCACCTCGGCTGGCTCGTGCTGGGTTCGGAGTCCGGGCCTGGGGCTCGCCCGATGGAAGTCGACTGGGCGCGTAGCCTCGTTGACCAGTGCGTTGAGAACGGCATCCCCGTTTTCACGAAGCAGATCGCCACTGGCCAGAACGGTAAGGGCGGAGACCCAGCGACTTGGCCGGCGGGCAATTGGCCTCGCCAGTATCCGGAGGTTCGAGCGTGAGGCAGCCTGAACTAAGAGCGTCGTTCGATTCGGACGAGATGTTCGTCGACTCCTTTGCCGGCGGTGGCGGCGCTTCGGAAGGTGCCGAGCAAGCCATCGAGAAGCCGGTCGACGTGGCCATCAACCACGATCCGCAGGCGATCGAGATGCATCGTCGGAACCACCCCGAGACGAAGCACTACACGACTGACATCTGGGCAATCGACCCGGTCGAGGTGTGCCGCGGGCGGCGCGTCGCTGCGCTTTGGAGCTCCCCAGCATGCACTCACTTCAGCCGCGCGAAGGGCACGAGCACAGCGCTTAACGCCGAGATTCGCGACCTGGCTTGGGTGATCATCAAGTGGGCCGAAGCGGTGCGGCCACGGGTCCTATTTTGTGAGAACGTTACGGAGTGGTCGACCTGGGGGCCTCTGCTTCCCAACGGTCGCCCCGACCCGGCGCACAAGGGCGAGACGTGGCGCGCGTGGGTCGCGAAGCTGATCGACCTTGGCTACGAGGTGCAGTGGCGCGAGCTGGTCGCCGCTGACTACGGCGCGCCGACGACGCGCAAGCGGCTCTACGTGATCGCCCGCTGCGATGGCCAGCCGATCGTTTGGCCGGAGGCGACCCACGGGAAGGGTCGCGAGTACTCGTGGCGCGCGGCTCACGAGATCATCGACTGGAGCCAGCCTTGCCCCAGCATCTTCGAGCGAAAGCGCCCGCTTGCCGAGGCTACCGAAATGCGGATCGCTCGCGGCATCGAGCGCTACGTGCTGGGCGCTTCTGACCCGTTCATCGTTCCCGTCACTCACCAGGGCGACCAGCGTGTCCACGACATCAGGGAGCCGCTGCGCACGGTCACGGCGGCGCACCGCGGCGAGCTCGCCCTGGTCGAGCCTTTCGTCGTCCGCCATGGTCACTATTCGACCGTCACGGGTGCTGGCCTCTACGAGGGCTGCGGCGCCGGGACGTTTCGCGGCCAGCCGCTTTCTCAGCCGCTCGCAACGGTCTGCGCCACCAACGACAAGCACCTAGTCGCGCCGATTATCACGAAGCACTACGGAGATCCGGGCCGCTCGGACGGAAAGGGCGGGGCGGTAGTCGGGCACGAGCTGACGCGACCGATTGGCGCGGTGACGTCGCGAGATCACCACTCGCTGTCGGCTGCATTCCTCACGAAGTTCTACGGCACCTCGACCGGGGCGCCGATGGATCAGCCGCTTCCAACGGTCACGGCTGGCGGTGGTAAGGGCGGCGGTCACCTCGCGGAGGTGCGTGCGTTCTTGCTTCGTTACAACCGGACAGGCAGCGCCAACGACCTGCAGCTGCCGCTGCCCACCATCACGACGAAGCCGCGCTTCGGCATCGTGACGATCCGCGGGGTCGACTACGAGATCTCCGACGTGGGCATGAGGATGCTCATCCCTCGCGAACTCTATCGAGCGCAGGGCTTCCCAGACTCCTACTTGATCGACGGCTTCACGAAGGAAGTCCAGATCCGACTGTGCGGCAACAGCGTCTCGCCAATTGTGGCGAAGAAGCTCGTCGCCGCCAACCTTCGCGGGGAAAGGGCGGCCGCGGCTTGAAGCCACTCAGCGACGAGCAGCGAGCCGCGCGCTTTTGGGCGAAGGTAAACAAGACGCCTGGATGCTGGCTCTGGACCGGCCACACCAACGAAAATGGCTACGGGGTGGTCGACACGAAGCGGTCAGGAAAACGGATTGTCGAGCGGGCTCATCGCGTTGCGTGGAAGCTCGTCATGGGCCCCATCCCGGGCGGCCTGCATGTTCTCCACGACTGCGACAACGTTCTGTGCGTTAGGCCTGGCCCTGGCCACCTGCACCTGGGTACTCAGCGGTTGAACATGGCCGAGATGGGCATCAGGGACCGCGCGGCGCGTGAATTCCGAAAACCCAATACCAAACTGAGCGACGCCCAAGCGCTGGAGATCCGCGCGTCGAAGGCCCGCGGGCGCGACCTCGCGCTCATGTACGGAGTTTCCCAGCAGACCATCTGCGACATCAGACATGGGCGCACGCGCCGGAAGGCGCGACGCCATCAGACAGAGGAGCAGCTTCGCAGTGCCTAACGAAACCCACATTTTGCAGGCCAAGGTTGACCGGATCGCCCACGAGATTGCCAAACGTCTCGAGGGCAAGTGCCACGTCACCCTGGTGGCTTTCTACAACGGCGTTTCAGTAGGAGGCGTGGGCTTCTGCTCGAACCTCGACCTCGACTCGCTGGTGGCCACCGTAGAGGCGCGCATCGTGCGCTGGTGCGGGGCGCCGCTGCCCGACCCGGACCCGACGCTTTGGGTGCCGGGAGAGGTCGAGCTCAAAGCGCTGGCCGAGTACTGCCGGGATGAGCTGCCGCTGGCGTGTGCCTTCGGTTTGTTCTGCGGCGCCGGCGTCGACCACGTCTTCGCTAGCTACCTACAGCGAGAAGACTTGCTGGTGTTCTTTCACGAAACGCTGCTTCCGCAGCTGAAGGCGCGCCAAGCCGTCGCGCCGCAACCGGAGGCGCCGTGAGCAAAGGTCGCTTCGCTGCGGTGACAGCAGCCTTCCGCGACCTGGCGCGGGCCTGCGTGGCACTGGAGACGGCGTTCGCTGACCTGGAGGCAGAGGACAACGTGCCGCGGCCGCGCGCCTCGAAAGATCCATCGGTGGAGCCCGTCGCGCCTGGGCGGCAGAAGCCACTCAAGATCATTCCGGCTTTGGATGGGGCTTGGGTAATCGCCGGAGACATTGATGCCATCCTGTGCGGGCGCGACGGTTGGCAAGGGGCGACCGATTCGCCAGCCAACCGGACCGAGTTCGCGCGCGCCGAAGCCGCTCCGGTAGCGAAATGGCCGCGCTGTGTCGCATGCGGCGACGATGGCGCCGGAACAGGCTGCATGGCGTGTGCTTATCGACGGGAGCGGCAGCCGCAATCCATCCAAACCTCACCATTCCCGGAGGTGGCGCAGAGGTCGGTGGGGGCTGCAAACATCAGTGGCGCAGTCCACTCAGGCGGTGAACCACGTGAGGCTGCGGTCGACATCGGGCCGCGCTGGCACGGTGGGTTCACTCGCAAAGGAGAGATCGCACCCCAGCCACCCGCCACCACCGGAGAGGACCGGCCCGTGACTAGGGCAGAGCTGGCCAAGGCTGCCCGACGCGCGGCGCACCGTGGCTACCTGCACGACCACGCGCAAAATGCTCTGCATGCCTTGGCTGAAGCGCTGGAGGAAAAGCCGTGAAGGTCCTAGACGAGCTGAAGCGGCTAGCGAAGGCGGCGACGCCGGGACCGTGGCGCTCAGGGCGCAGTGACATGCGCTCGTACGACGCGGCGACCGGTGAGCAGTTCAAGAACATCTACGGGCCGAACTTCGAGCCCAAGCTGCACCTCGGTAACAAGATAGCTATCGAGGTAGCGAAGGCGGTCGGAGAGGCATCGCTTGAGGATGCCGCCTTCATCGCCGCCGCCAACCCGCAGACCATCCTAGCGCTGGTCGAGGTGGTGAGGGCGGCTAAGGAGATGCGCGCGAATTGGTCGGAAGCGAACCTGACCCGGCACCCGCTCCCGGCCATATTCGACGCCGCCCTGGCCAAGCTGGAAGGAATCAAGCCGTGAGCACCAAGCCCTTCGTTCCCGCGAACCAGGTTGAGGCTGAGTTGTTCGCCCGGCTCTCCGCCGCAACCGCTCGCGTCGCCGAGCTAGAGGAGGAATCGCGCTCCGGCGCGTGGACACAGCTCAAGTACATGGCTGGCGGCGAAGAGCTAATCTGTGAACTGACTGACAAGCTCTCCGCCGCAACCGCTCGCGCTTCGGAGCTGGAGAGGGAGCTGGCTCAATGGCGCACGTCCGCTTCGATGGCTTGCGAGTCGCCGCCGGACAGGTGCGATTGTGCCGGTTGCCGATTCGCTGAGCAGCTCAATGTCGCGAGGACGGAGCAGGAGACATGATCCGGTTCGTAGACATTCGCTGCGCTGAGACGGGCTACAAATTCGCCTTCTGGGACACGGTCACGGACAAGTTCTTTTGCTACTGTGATGAGCAAGCATGGGGCACGTGGGAAGAATTCGAGGACGCCGCGGTCCACGACGAGCACCCAGCAGACAACGCGCTCCTTGATCGGTTTGAGGCGCTCTGCCCGGAATGGCTCATCGCTCCCGACGGGAAGGGGGAGACGAATGGCTGACCGCTTCGACATCACGACCCACTGCGCGCTTTGCGGCGCCGCGTTGCCGGGAGTTGACCCGGCATGGTCCTGTCCGCATTGGTGGGGCGGTCACCCGAACCTTAGCAATGACGCCGTGGAGCCCTTCGCCGACAACCCAAAGATGCTTTGCAAGTGCGGAGAGCCCAAAACGCCCACTGAATCGACGGGCGGGAGATAGAGAATGGCTATGACCCCGGAAGAAGCTGCTGCTGGACGTGCATTGCTGGATGCTCACGACTCCGCTGACGACCCAAACGGCGACATGGCCGCATGGCTCTGGTCCAACCGCGAGGAGCTGGTCAGGTGTGCGGAGCTGGCGGCAACCGAGACAGCTTGCTGCGCCATCACGCCGCTGGGCGACGAGAGCGCCTTCTGCGAGCGGCCGCTTGGTCACGATGGGCCGCACAGTAGCGACCCCCGCCTAGCCCACGCGCTCGCCAACCCGCCGGGGCCGAGGCATGCCGTGGTGCGCGAGGCTCTGGCATCGGCGAGGCTCGACGGGGAAACGTATTGCCTTCCAGATGCGGGCGGAACGCAGAAGCCGGAGGGCGAATGACGCCCAGCATTCTCACGTGGCAGGCGCACGGCTCGCCCAAGGTCGCCGGGCGCCGCTCTGTTTGCGGCGGCTGCTATCTTTGCGCAGGCTCAACCGGTAGCGGCGTGCTGGTCGAGAAGTGGATGGGCGACAGTTTCACGAGCCAGACTTTGGCGCGTTGCCCGTGGTCGCAGCACGTTTGCGAGGCGTGCGCCTACGTGGCCTCGCGCATCTCGCCCGTGCTCGGGCGCGATGCGAAAGAGGGCAAGAAGTTCGGCGGCAACTTCCGGAACTATTCCTGTGGCTTCGATGAGATCGGATACTGGAACGCCAGCAAGGGAGAGAAGCCGATGATTCGCGCGTTTCTCGAGCGCGAGCACACAGAACCGTGGTTTCTGTGTGTCGCCGATAGCGGCCAAAAACACATCATTCCCTTTGCTCGCATGAACGGCCCCGGACGCGCTGGCGTCGTCTCGTTCGACGAGCAGACGATCGATGTTCCGGCCGATGTCTCGCTGACTGCCGAGATGGCCGCACTGCTCACGCTTGGCGTGACCAAGGACGAGCTCGGATCGCGCGACTACTACGCGCGGAGTTGGAAGGAGCACCGTGCGGAGGTCGATGCTTTCGAGGCGCGGCATGGCGCGCAACGTGGCGGCGGATGGTTCACCCTGGCCCTGTGGCTAGCCCAACGAGACAACGAGGAACATGCTCGACGAGAAACAGAAAAAGAGGCTCGAGACGCTAAGCGTCGAGATGATTCTCGCGCTGCGAAGCGCGTACTGAGAGAGCAGGGCGGAAGGCCCCCGATGACGTATTGGACGCAGCTCCAGGACCGGATCCGAAGCGCAGCAAGGCAGACGGCAAGCGCCAGCGAATGGGCAAGCCTGATGCAGCGCCGGCTCCAGATCGGAAGCCTATCCAAGGAAGACTCGAGGGCATTGGTTGAGCTGGTGCGCTTCTGCGACGAACACGGCGCGCACTCCGACTTCCTGGCTGCTGTCGAGCGCGACCACTCGCTCCTGATGGCCCTTGTGCAGCTGATTGTCGAAGAACGAAAGGCGGCGGCGAATGCTCCAGCAGACCCGGTATGAGATGGTCGTGCGCGCAAAGGATCCGGTCGCGCATGCGTCCGAGACGATCGGGAATAGCTCGATCTTCAATCGCAAGAAAGTGCGAGTGCCGGGCGGCGACACTCTCGCGATCCCGTACCTAAGTGGAGACTCAATTCGGCACCAGCTGCGCGAAGCGGCCGCGTACGGCACGCTCCACGCTGCCGGTCTGTTAGACGATCCGCAGTTGTCGGAAGGTGCGCTTCGGCTGCTGTTCAATGGCGGCGCAGTCACAGGGCGGGGCAACGCTGCTGTGGTCAACCTGGATTCGTATCGCAAACTCGTGGCACTGTTCCCACCGCTGGCCCTGCTTGGCGGCTGCTCAGATAACCGACCGATCCCTGGGCAGGTAAACGTTGACGAGGGCAATCTGCTTTGCTCGGAGATGCTGCACTTGGCCCCGCCGTGGGTGGTCAAGTGGGCCGCGGACACAGGCGAGCGCATTGACTCCGCGCGCGCCAGCGTCGAAGAGGTTCAGCGCGTCCGCATGGACGCGACGCTCATCCCAGAAAAGGTCAAGCTACTGTCCGACACGGCAAAGGCCAACCAGCGCGAGAGCGTCGAACAGCGCGCAATCGACGGCTGGATGGCTGCCGCTGGCGGCACCGAGGACGCATGACCGATCGAGCCTGGCAAGCTCTGCTCGCGCGCGAAGCGGCCGGGTACCATTGGATGCGGCCGATCCAACTCGTATCGGATGCGTGGACAACGACGGGGAGCACGCTGCGCAACGACGCGCCGCTTCCCCTGCCGCCCATGTTTGGGCACGGCGACACGCCGCAAGCTGCCGCCGTCGACCTCGCTACCAAATTGGGGCTGCTCAAGTGACCAAGCGCAGCAACGGGGCGGCGAAGGCTGCCCCCAAACGGAAGCCAGGTCGTAGCCTCACCGAGGCAGAGCGCACGACGCTTGGCTACGGGACGATCAAGCTCAGGCTGCCACTCGATGCGCTCGCGCAACTGGCCGAGCTGTCCGACGAGGGAGATGCGAGCCGGGCCGAGATCGTCGACTCGCTGATCCGAATCGAGTGGGCGGGGACACCAGGGCGCAAGCTGCGCAGCAAGCGCGACGAGCTTGCGGCGGACATTGCGCGCGGGTGAGCGCGGACAAAACAAAAAGCCCCCAGCGCCGCGAAGCGCTGAGGGCTTAAGTTTGTCGGAGCCGTTCTTAAAACGGAGCGCGGGATTTGATTACGGCCTGAGCCGCTGGCAGCGCTTCGTGTATGCGCGGAGCGGCGCCGCGGAGCCGAGTCGGTCCTGGGCTGGCAGGACTTGCTCCCCGATTTCGTCGAGGCTCTCCTCGAGACACCGAGTGTACTGGTCGCGCGCCGCCTCTCGCTTGAGCATGCCGGCCACCTGCTCTCGAAGCAGAGCGACGTCCGCCCGGGTGGCCTCTTGGCTCACCAAGATGGCGTCCGCCTTGGCGGGGTCGACGCCCGGCTTGGCGATGGCGGTGACGCCGCCGCCGAGCCCGAACACCAGCAGGAGCGGCATCAGTCCGTAGCGCTCTGCCAGGCGGGTTGCCGTCGTGCGCACGACCTTGCCGATAGCCGCGTCCGTTTTGGTCGGCTCCGAGCTCGGAGCCGGCGTCGTCGGCCGCTGCTCAGCCTTCGGCGGCCATCCGCCTGGGCTCTGGGCCTCGGTCCTGACGCGCTCCCGGCGCTCCAGCTCGTCGTTGCGCTTCTCGGCGGCGGCAAGGGCGCTTCGGAGGTCGGGCTCCGCGGCGGGGCCTGGCGGCTCGCTCCTGGGCGTTTCGTCCAAGGGCATCCTGATGCCCGTCGCGGGGGTCGGCGCGCGCTGCGTGGGGGCAGCGTGGGCGGAGGCGGGCACGGTTCGCGCTGCCTCGAGCGGGAGAGGTGGCGGGCCCGGCATGGCCGTCAGGGTCGGGCTGCGCTTGGGCGCGGGCTGCGGCGAGCCGTCGAGCCCGGGATGGTGCCGGACTGCCCGCTGTTCCGGTTGCTCCGCGCCCGTGATGATGGTGCGCGGCAACTCGGGCGAGCTAGGTGCTCGGGGTCTGCGGGGCGGATCGGGCGGCATCGGTTCGGGCCTTGGCTAGCTCGGTCTCAAGCGCTTCGATCTTCGTCGCCGCTGCCCGCATCTCGCGCGTCACGAGCGCGATCAGGTCGGTCTTGAGGTCGGCGATGCTCCGCTCGATCTGGTCGAACCGCTGGTCGCCTTCCTTGAGGCGCTGGTCCTGCTTGATGTCCGAGTCTTTGAGGCGCCGGATTTCGTCGCGAATCAGCTCGTAGTTGCGGTTGCTGTTGCGGTCGGCACTTTGGATGGCAGCGAGAATCTGCTCTTGGCTCGCCAGCACCTGGTCGTGCGCGCGCCGGGCGTCCTGCACGTCGTTGAATACGCTCTGGAAGAACGACCCCTCCCACCAGTCTGGCTTCTGCGCGTAGGGGCTGAGCCCGGCGGGCGGGGGCATCGCTGGCCGAGGCGCTGCTTCTGGGTTCGTCGGCGCCTCGCGGTCGGTTTCGGGGACCAGGGTTTCGGTGGTCTCGCGGGAGTCTTGGTCGGGCATTGCTCGGATTCGAAAGGCGGGGTTGTCGTCTTCAGGATCTGAAAGGGCTTGAGCGAGGAGCGCTGGCGGCGTGTGGGTGATGCCGGTCCAGACGCGTCCGAGCGTCACGGGCAGGCAGCCCGCGCTGATCACGAGTCGGCCTCGAGTAGCGCCCAGGTTTTCTCACCGACGATTCCGTCGGCTGTCAGCCGCTGGCTGCGCTGGAACGCCACCACCGCGTCGCGTGTCTTCGCTCCGAAGTCGCCGTCGGGCTTCAGCTGCGCGCCGCGCTTCACCAGCGCCTCTTGCAGCTTGACGACGAGCGGACCCTTGGCGCCCAAGCGGAGCAGCGGGCGCACCTCGGGAAGCGCCGCGACGTAGACGGGGAGCGGCTCGGTCAGCTCGAGCGACTGCGCCCGAATCGACGCAACCACCGACTTGCAATGGTGGGCGATCCGCTCGGCTGGAGTCTTGCCCCAGCCCTGATAATAGCCAGTCGGCGTGATGCCGAACTGGCCAAGCACTTCGGCATTCTCTTTGGTGCGCGCAGCCGCGCTGCTGACGCAGTAGAGGCCAGCGCTGAAGCGCTCGGTTCGGCCTTCGTTGGCGGCACGGAGCACCGTCGAGCGGCCCATGTTCACGAAGACCGCCCGGACCAGGTCTTCGGCGCCAGCGACGAGCGACGGGTACTTGCGAAACTTGGTGACGTAGCTCTTGCTTGAGCCGTCGGCCTGCGGCGTTGTGTCCGTGTACTCGAAGGTTGCACCGTTCCAGCTCGAGCCGGCCTGGATCGCACCCAGGTTAAACGAGCCGACGCCCGGCGGCTTCCACCACTGGCCGTAGCCGCTCTCGAGAGAAGCGATGGACTGCAGGTGCTGCAGCTCCGAGATTGTGCCTTCGCGGCTGAAGATGTTTGCGAAGGCCGCGCGGAGAGCGATGCGCATTTCGGTGTGGGAAAGCATCAGAGACGCTCCCCGCCAGGGACCAGGATGATGCCCTTGGCCGCGCACTCATCGGTGAGCTTGACCACCTCTGGCCCGTTCTTCTCGCCGCGGCGCTGCGCCTCGACGAGCCGGTTGTAGGCCCAGTGTAGGCGCACCGACTCCAGAATGAACTCGACCGTCTCGCGGTTCCGATGCTCATCGCAGAGGTAGAAGTGGCGATGCTGCCCGAGGCGGGCCATGCCGGCGGTGAACTCCGAACAGCCTGGGCGTTTGCAGGCGTGGAGTGTGTCGACCTTGCCGGTTGGCTTGCCGTAGAACTCCAGCTCGTTGTCGAGTTGGTACTGCTGGTAGCAGGCGTCAGCCTCGGCGGCCGTCGCGTGCCCGTCGCGGTGGTACTTGGCCTGGTGCGGGCGCTTGGCTTCCGTGTCCCGGTTCAGCGACTCGACGAATCCAGAACCGAGCTGCTTCTCGAGCCGCTCTGCCTCTTCGCCCGTAGCCGGCTCGCGCCAGCCCGCGCAGTAGCCGATCGCGTGAGCGGCGCTGCTGCCCGTGCCCGACGTCATGTCCCAGCGCTTATCGGACTCGCGTTGAAGAGCTTGGATGTAGGTCGTCATTCGAATGCCCTCAAGCTGCAGCCGCGTACTGCGGCCGCGGTTGTTCTCGCCGTGCTTTCTTCGCCTCGCCCCACGCCCAGGGCAGCAGCACGGTCAGGACAATCACCACGGCAGCGCCAACGGTGACGGCCTTGTCGTAGGCGTGGCGCATCACTCCGCCCTAAAGCAAAGCGCTGCTGTCACTATCGTGTGTCCCGGAATGCAGCGCCGAACAGCGCCGCCCTCACCGGTCGGACAGCGGCTCACGATCCCGACGACGTCGCTCCGGGTGTCGAGCACAGGCGAGCCCGACCAGCCAGCGTTGATGGTTTGATTTGTGGCAAACCAATCCCCACCGATCCAGCCCTTGACCTTGCCAGCCGAAGACTCGCGAAAGATCGGGCTGTAGCTGAGCACGTTGTCGTCGACGAGCGGGGAGGGTCCGACCCGAAGCGGCGCGACCATGTCGGGGTCGCCCAGCGCGAGGAACGCCACGTCCACCGAGTCGTTGCGCTCGATCAGATAGGCGTACCCGTGGCCCCAGCCCGACGGCGCGTAGAAGTGCAGCCGCGTTGTGTTCGCGGTACCGGCAGGCACGCAGTGCGACGCCGTCGCCAGCATCGTTTGCCCCTGCCGCGCAATCGCGAATGCGGCGCAGTGCGGCTCGTAGCTGTAGGCGTACCGACACTTCTCCTCGGGGAAGCCGAGGCACGTCGGAGGCGGCGCCGGCTGGAGCAGCGTCACGACACTGTCGGGGCGGATGGGCGCTGGCGCGCGCGGGGCCGCGCAAGCGACGATGACGAACGCCAATAGCGCGACGGCGAGGCGGATCATTCGCCCGTCCCGGCGACTTTTCGCTTTGCGTCGAAGGCGGCATCGAGAGCAGCGTCTGCCGCCTTCTCGTGGGCCGTCACCTGGAGCGCGCGGGCGAGCGCTTCCTTTGGGTTGGGCGACTTGAGCACCCGCTCAAGCAGCTCGACCGTTTCGATGACGAGCCCGGGTGGGACTTTGGCGGCGGCGCGCGCCAGCGCTTCGGGGATGTTCACGGGCAGGCCTCCTTGAGCTGGCGACGGTGCTCGACCTGAAGAGCCGGCCACTCGGGGCACGACTCCTTGGAGTCGTAGCGGGGTAGGCAAACGGCGATGACTTTGGCCGAGTACTCGGCGTCGATGGCGCGCAGCTTCGACTCGTCGCAGGGCAACCGCTTCTCGACGGCGGCGCAGCCCAGCAGCGGCACCGCCAAAGCGCACAGCGAGAACGCGATCAGCAGACCCGTCGCGGCAAACACCGACCACATTCCGCGAAACTCTGCGGGCTCGTCGGGGATATCGTTGTGAAGGCGGGAGCGGTCTTGGGCGACCAACTTGACGGGCTCCGGCATGATACTGACCGTCGTATCGGTATCTTCTGGTGGCTTCTTTTTCGGCGGTTCGACAGGTCGCTGATCACCGCGCGAGGCCGTGAACCAAGCGCCCACCGCAAACACCAGCGCGACGGCAATGTCGAGCCAGCTCTTGGCCATCTCGAGGGCCTTCGGCAGCGTGCCCAGCGCGACCAGCAAAGCCGGGACGCCCTTCTGCACCCACGCGGGAAGGTACCACCAGAAGGCCTTGGAGGCGGTGAGCAGCCGAACGACGGCAAGCACAATGCCCGTGATGGTCAGGACGGCTTGAGCAACGGGAGGGATGTGCAGATATTCGGGCATGACGTGTCCTTGCGCTCCGAAGAGCCGTGAGTAGGTCGACCGCCACAAATCCGCAGCTCAGCGAGACGCTTGCCCGAGGAGGAAACCAGCGTCGCGCGAGCAGGCGGGTGGGCGGTTAGAATCTGTTAGCCAACAACCACGGCCTTGCAGTCGAAGGCGATGGTGTGGAAGAGGCGCTCACCCTGAGTGGTGAGAAACTCGGCGGTCATCTTGTGCGTCTTCCCGACGGTGCCGCCGCCGAGCATCGCCGAGATGATGAAGCCAGTGACGTCGGGCGTCGGCGTGCTGAGGATCGTCACCGACGAGGACGGGGTGTTGGCGCCGTCGTCTTCCTCTTCGTAGACCCCGACGATCGAGGAAATCGTCCCGCCCTTACCGGACAGAATTGTAGTGCGGCAATCCCAGCTGAATTGCTCGATAGAATCAGGCCTTTTGGGGGAAAGTCTCATGGTTCAACCAATGCGGCCGCGGCGGGTTCCGTGGCCGACCCGGCCGCGAGGAGCGATATGGCCGACCCGCTCGCGCGCGGGCGCGAACCCGATTCGGCCTGGGCCTGCGGGGTCGACAACCGCCGCGTCGTGCTGCTCGAGCTGGGCGCTCGGTGTCTGGAGTTGGTTCGCCGAAAGGAAGGCGAAGTAGTTCCGCCCGCGCGCCTGGGTCGGCGCCTGCGTGACGATTGCGGCAACGGACCGAGCCAGCGCGCGCGCCCGCGAGGGCGTCTGCACTTGCACGGCCGAGAGCGCGAAGCCAAGCGCCCGTGTGACGACGAACGTCTGCACCGCAGTTGCCGCGCGGTTGATGCCAGCCCCGATCGCTCGCGCCGGCGCCTGGACGACGGTCGCCGCGAAGGTCCGGAAGTACCCGCGCCCGACGATCGCGGTAGGCGTCTGCGTGTTGGTGGCGGCGATCGCCTGGCGGTTCAACGCGCGCACGCGCGTAGGCGCTTGGGTTGACGTGGCGGTTAGCCTGCTAGCCAACGCGCGGACGACCGTCAGCGCCTGGAGAGCTATCGCCGTCGCCACCCGTCCGACCGATCGCACCGGGGCGGCCGTGGTTTGCGACTGCGTGGCGGACCGGGTCCTCCCCACTTCACGGAGGCGTGCGGGCGTCTGGCTTGCGGTGACGATACCGACCGAGCGAGCAACGGCTCGCAATCGCACGGGGGCCTGGGTCTGCGTGCCTGCGAGTTGCCGCCCGATGGCCCGGACCAGCGAGACCGTCTGGGTGACGGCCGCCGACAGCGTCATGCTCTGGCCGCCGCTGCCGTTCTGCTGGACGCCGGCGGTGGGGGTCTGGGTCTGGGTGAAGCTGAGCGCTCGGGCGAGCGCACGGGTCAAGGCGAGAACCTGGACGGCGACGACCAGCAGCGTCCGGGCGAGAGCTCTCGAGGCCAGGCTGGGCGCCTGGGTTTGCGTGGCCGAGCGGACGACCCCGACGCTGCGCAGGCGGGAGGGGGTCTGGCTGGCGGTGACGGCCGCCACCGACTTGCCCACGTCGCGCTGGCGGGTCGGCGTTTGCGTGCCGGTGACCACGGCCAGAGGCCGCGCAAGGTCGCGCGTGCGGGTCGGCGCCTGCGTGGCCGTGACTAATTTCGTAGCCCCGACGGCCCGAGCCCGAACCGGGGCCTGGGTCTCCGTCACGGACTTCACGGCGCCGACGTTGCGCGCGACCGCTGGCGTCTGAGCAGCCGTGGCGGAAATGGTTTGGGTGTAGAGCTGGCCCTTCAGGACGGTCAGCGCCTGCGCGATCGTGGCGCTGATAGCGCGCGCGATCGCGCGCACGTAGGACGGCGCCTGCGCCGCGGTCAGGGACTTCGTCACCGCGAGGCCACGGGCCACCGTCGACGCCTGGGTCTCGGTGGCCGCCCGCGCCACGCCGACGGCCTTGGAGCCAACGGTGGCCGCCTCGACCTGCGTCGCCGATACCGAGCGCCCCACGAGCTTGATGGGGGAGGGCGTCTCCGCGTTCGTCACGCTGAAGGTGAAGGGCAACGCGCGGGCCCGAGTGGGCGTCTCGACGTTCGTCTGGCTCTTCACCGCGGCCACGCCGCGCACGATCGAGAGGGTTTGCGCCTGGGTGGCGCTGATCGTCATTGGCGTGTTGGAGCCGCCGCCGCTGCTGCCGAACGAATAGATGACCGGGAGAGGTGCCCGGAAAACCTGCCAGGGCTTGTCGAGATAGGACCGCGCCTCGAGCTGCGACCAGGTGCGTTGGCTCTCGCCGTACGCTTCGACAATCTGGTTGCCGCTCTCGGCCTCGGAGGTGTTTACGTCGAAGCGCTTGCGCCCGATGTAGAGGCTCTCCGACGTCGCCGCGCCGGTCGTTCCTGAGCCGTTTTGGCCCGCCGCCATGGGGGCCAGGCCGTTGTAGCCAGGGCCGCGCAAGTAGATGTTGATTCCGCTCGCGTTGTTCGTTCCGTCGTAAGTGATGACGAAGACGTAGCGAGTCTTGTCCGCCAAAACCGCTGAGGTGACGCGCCTGACGTTGACCGTCGCTCGCGTGAGTACGAGGCCGAAGCCGTACGACGCTCCGCCGTAGTGGCGCCCAATCTGGTGCCCGCGGTCGTTATTCGCATCGGTCTGCGCGGCAATGCAGAGGTCTGCAAACGCGTTCGTCGTGAAGATGCCGAAAAACGTTGCCGGCGTCTGGTGCAGGTTCGCGGTCGCCGCGTACGTCCCGAAGTTGAGGTCGCAGGCCCCTTCCGCTCCACCCGTGAAACGCCACGCTGGCCCCGCTTCGCTCGTGATCCGCGACGCGGCCGTGATGGTCGGTCGGGTGTTCTTGATGTACGAGAGGCCGTGGTGGCCGTGGAACAAGAAGACGCAGCCCCGCAGTAGCGGATTTTGCGCCGCCAGTTCCACGCGCTGCCACGGCGGCATCCCGCGAACGAACGGTTCGGGGCGCATAGCTCAGTACGTTCCGTAGTGACCCTGAATCTCGACGAGATGGTTGCCGCCGGTCGTGTCCGTGGTCTGCCCGGTGTTTTGCACGAAGAAGAGCAGGAACTTTTCCGGGCACGTGAACCCGAACTCGCGGGTGTCGATCGTCTTGCGGTACACGCGACCAGCGGTGGTGACGGGCACATCGAGGTCGATGATGCAACGGCCGTACTGGATCAGCTGCTCGTAGGTCGTGACGGTGTAGTTCGCGTCGCCAGCCGAGAACCCATCCGGGTACGAGCCGCTGACGCTCGACTTCGGAATCAGGAAAAGCTGAATCTTCGTGTTCGCGGTGACAGCGGACGCAGAAACCTTGCTCTGCAGCGTAATGAAGAAGTGCGGGAACTTCGTCGTGCTGTTATCGATCTCGTCGGACTTGCGCCCAGCCAAGAGACCCGATGACGTCGCTACGCTCGCGATGGTGTGGGTCGGAGACGCAGCTGTGCCGAAGCCCGTTTTTAGATCACCCACGATTCACCTCGGCTGCCGGTGGCGGCGTGGCAGCGATGACTCGCTGCAGCTCTGCCTCGGCTTCAGCGATTGCTTTCTGGATGGCGGGGCTATCGAGAAGACCCGCTTCCGCGGCGCCGGCGCGGATGCGCTCGATGTTGCGCGCCGCTTCCTCTGCCGGAAACGTGCGCTTCGCCTCAGCTACGTGCTGCTCGCGCTCGCGCCAGCCGGTGAGCTGGGCGCCGGCTTTGATGCGGGCAAGCTCGACGTCCACGTCAGTGATCGCCGCCCCTTCACCGAAGAGCTGCTCGACAGCCGAGGCCTGGAACTCGAAGACCTCAGCCTTTTCGAGCGCCTCACGCGTCGGGCCAGCTGGGAACAGTGCCTTCAGGCCGGCGCCAATTGCCGATTGGACGAGCAGCTCCGAGGCTGACCCGTTCAGGTGCAGGAGAAGCCACTGCTGGCGGGTGGCGCTGAGCGCCTCGAACTCGAGGAGGTCGAGGCACTCGTTGACCACGCGCACGGGAACGCTCACGCGCGGCAGCGTGGCGATCGGCCGGTTGAGCTCGGCCGCGATGTCGTGGTCGCTCAGCCAATCGCCCTGCGAATCGAGCAAGGCTCCGCCGCCCGCCTCGATCACTTTCGTGACGCGGTCCCGTTGCGCTTCTGTCAGCATTGGTCAGGCCCTCACTGCAGCTTCATCGCCCAAACGCCCGACTCCCACATGCCCGCGTACATGATGCCATTGACGGCATCGACCTTCGTGAACTCGAAGGTGCCGTAGTTGGCGGTACCCGTAGCGCTCCAGCTGTTTCCGTTGTCGGCGACAGTGTCGACGTTCAGGGGTGAGGTGCTGCTTGCGTGCGTCCAGCGGCCCGAGAACAGATTGGGGCCGTCGCCACCAACCGCCATGTGGTGCCCGTAGACGGCAGTGGTGAGCGCCGTCCACGTCACGCCGTTGTCCATTGAGCGGATGGGGTAGCCCACTCCGCCGCTGAACAGTGCGCCGCCGGGTGCGTAGTAGATCGCGTTGCCGCCGTGGACTTGGTTGACGGTGGTGACCTTCGTCCACGTCGAGCCGCTGTTCGTGGTGCGCCAAAAGCCAGCGCCCTGCGTGCCGTAAAGCCAAGTCTGTGAGTTGCCCTGACCGCTCGCGAGGTCGTACAGAAACGCGATGGTGTTGCCGGGCTGCGTGCCCTGCCAGCCGGAGATGGCTAGGTGCTCGACCCACGAGACGCCTTTGTTGAAGGACTCACCGACGCCCGGAGCCCCGCCGCTTGCGGGCGAGTGGAACGCGACCAGCACGTGCGCGAAGTCGGTCGGGTCAACAGCGATGCTGTAAACGTCGTCGTATTGGGCGAGCGCGTTCGACCAACTCGAGCGCGCGGACCAGGTCGTGCCGCCGTTGCTCGAGTAGAAGAAGTCATTCGTGGCCGCGGAGCCCACGCCGGTTCCAACGTACAGCTCGTTGCTGTTCGCGGGGTTGACTCGTACCTGCGTCACGCCGGCAAAGGTTCCGACCTCGCTCCAGCTCGAGCCGCAGTTGGTCGTCTTGTACAGACCCGGCGCGGGGCCAGCGTAGATTCCGGCCCACACCTTGCCCGGGTTGTTGGGGTCGATAGCGACGCCGAAGCCCGCGCCGTCGCCAGGCACGCCGAGCGGCGGCTGTGTGACGGTCGGTCGCCAAACGCCAGGCGTGTAGGCGGAGAGGTCGCAAGTCGGTGCCGCGCCGCCTGCGCCGGCAGAACCCGCTGAGCCGCCCGCTCCGGCCGAGCCCGCGCTGCCAGCCGCGCCGCCAGAGCCAGAAGCCCCGCCGTTGCCCGCAGATGCGTCGGCCGAGCCTGAGACACCGCCCGCGCCAGAAGAAGCCCCAGCCGCGCCAGAAGCGCCCGCGCCGCCCGTGGACGCGCCCGCGCCTGAGGAGCCAGCGTCTCCGCCGGAGCCCGCCGAGCACGTGCACACGCAGCCCTCAGGGCAAACGAAGTCGAGGTTTTGGCGGAGTGCGCCGAGCCGGTCAGTCTCGCCCGAGGCGCAGGCGAAGAGCCCGACGATGGCTAGAGCGAGGCAGAGAAATGCTTTTTTGATCATTGGATGGAGCTGTCGCGTGCGTCTGAACGGAAACGGGGGAAGGGTTGGGGCTCGGCCAGCGGTGGCCCTCCCGCGCGAGGCAGGAGGGCCAGAGCCGAAGCCCTAGAAAATCACGCGTACTTGTTCTTGAGCGTGAACGTGATCGAGTCTCCGATCAGCAACGCGAGGCCGGTGAAGTCGCTCTTGAAGAAGAGGTTGCCGGACGTACTGGCGTCGAAGATACCCACGTTGGTGATCGTCTTGTTCGAAGTCACCACCGTGATCGTTCCCACGAGCTGATAGGTGTCGTTGGTGACGGTCGTGGTGACGCGGCTCTTGGTGCCGTTGGTGCGCGCCTCTTCCGTCGATTCCGTGAAGAGCGTGGTGTCGGTCACCGCTGTGGTACCGGCGCCGGTACCCCAGGCGACGTATCCCGGCACGGTGCCGCCGAGCCCGCTTACCAGGTTGGCGTTGATGGCCTGGCCCGCATTCGTGATGACGGTGGCGGCGATTGCCGGCCCGTAATCGGGGGCGTAGTGGGATACCGCGAGCGCGAACGCCCCCAAGCCAACCCATTTGATCAGGCGGGCAAACGCCGATTGTTTGGGTGGAATCGGCGAGCTGAAGGTCGGCGCCGGTAGCTCCAGGCCCTGGGCCTCGCGAGCGGCCTTATGCGCTTCGCTCTCGACCCGGCTGAGCACGACGTCTTCAACGTCACCGTTCGCACGCACGATGCGCGCGGTCGCCTCAGCGAACTGAAGACCGGACGCCCCTGCGCCTACTGCTACGCTCGTCATTTCGACACCGCCTTTCCGCCGACCGGTTCTTCTTCGGTGGCGACTTTCACGTCTTTCGCCACGAGCCCCTGCTGTTGGAGCTTCGCGAGGAACTCCAGCTCGATGGTCGCGCGCTCAGCAGCCTTGGCCGCCGCGTCCTCTGCAGCCTTCGCCGCGGCTTCGACCGCAGCTCGAACGTCAGCGTGCGGCTCGACGCGGAACGAGAAGCTCGAGACCTCGCCGGCCGGAACGGTCTCCGTGAGCGTGCCGCCCTTCGACGTCTGCGACACCTTCACCCACTCTTCCACGCAGGAGACGCTTACTTCCAGCAGTCCGCCTTCCTTTGGAAGCAGCTCTAACAGGTGAGCTCGGGTCGCGTCTACGGCAGCGTTGCCGTCCGGCGCCTCGAGTTCGAAATCTTGTTCGGGAAGGCCAAGCGCAGCCTCGCCAGTGACTTGGACGGTGTATTTCATGTGATGTGGTGCTCGGTCTCCGGGCACACCTCGGCCTTGCCGCGGGTCCCTTGGTTGTTGGGTTTTGCGCGGCCGGTGAGGGCCGAGTCAGGTGGTCAGTTGCGCTTGAGCGCGGCGCCGTCGATCTTGGCGGGTTTCAGCTTCCCGATCGTCTCGGCGCGCTTGTCGGCGGGAACAGGGAGGTTGCGCGCGAGTGTCTCGAGCTGCTCGGCGCTTGGGTCGGCGTCGATTTCGATTTCGACGGAGGCGTTGATGCCGTTCGTTGGGTACGAGTAACGGCGCATGGCCTTTGCGTCGCCCGTGAAGTCGGACACCGTGACCGCACGATCGAGCGGGAGTTCGGCGAGCTTGGATTCGGCCTCTGCTTTGGTGCCCATTAGAACCCGTACGGGGCGCGCATCAGGCCCTCGTTCTCGGCTCGGTCCGCCGCGCTGAGGTCCGTGGTCCAGAGCGCGTACTCAAAGGCGGTGAACGCGCCAGGGTTGCCCTTTGCGCCAGAGAGAAAGCTCTTGCCGATCGTCACGTTGTTGATCCCCGTCAACGCGCCGAGATCTTGCGCGGTTGGTCCGACGACACTCGTTCCTTCTACGAAGATTTGTGTCGTCGTGCCCGTGTGCACAAACGTGACGATGTGGATCCCTACGGTAGGCGTGCCGCCAGAAACGTTTACTGAGCTGGGGGCGTCATCCGTTTTTGTCACTCGCCAAGTTGGCGTGTTCGTGAACCCAAGGTGCACGAGCCGGTTGTTCGACGAGTTTCCGCAGTGCAGCAGCGTGCCTAGGCCAGAACTCGGACTCACCGAGTTCACACGGACGACCATCATCGCCGTGAAGTTGTTATCGGTACCTCCCACCAGGGTGGCTGCTAGGCTCGTGGAGCACTGCAGGACGTCGCCGATGCCATCGAAGCCGATGCCGGTTCCGTACGGAGTGACCGTTGGAGACGGACACTCGTGCACGCTGTCCACGAGCGCTAGGTGGTGGCCGCCGCCCAGCAGGTCGCGCCAGGAGCTGACCGCGATCTCGTAAACGTTGTTGGTGGCGTAAGTGCCGACGTTCGAGAACTGCAGCTGAATGCTGGTGCCCGGAACGACGTAGGTCGCGGCGGTCGGAATCTCCGCTGACCAATCGGTACCGTCGCCGTTGCGGAGGCTGTAGCGGAACGTCGCCGTACCGCGTGCGCCACCGGTCGGAATGTCGAGCTTCAGCCCGCAGTTGATTGGCACCACACCCGAATGGGTGACCGTTGGCGGGGTCGCACCAGCAGCCGAGAGCTGGCTGCTGTACGTGCGCTCGTAGCGCCAGTGGTACCAAGCCGCGAGCGTCGAGCCGCTCGGCCAATTCGTGGGGCGGTTGTTGCCCGTGACCATGCCACGCGCCGCGAACCCGCCGCCAGCGACGCCGCCGATGCACTCGATGCGCTTCGTGCGCGGCATCCATAGGCTACCCGCGCGGGCGAAGCTGTAGGACCGCCGCGGCATGGCCTTCGCCTGGCGCATCACTTCACGTGCGGGCTGCTGCTGCATCACGGCTTGTCCGCTGCGATGTAACCGATCAAGACGTTGTAAGAGCGCGTGCTGCCGCTCGTGTTGGCGAGCGAAAAGCGGATGTTCGTGGAGTTGGCGGCGGCCGTGAACGTGAAGCCGGAGCCGCCGTTGTCCTCGACTACCGAGTCGCTTACCTTGACGGCCGCGCCGCCGGTTTGGTGGGCGTTCACGAGCAGCGTGCGGGTGAACAAGACCGTGCCGCCCGCGCCGTCGTCGACCCATACGTCAGCGCTGATTTTGTAGCGCTTGCCGCTAGCGATCGCGACGTCGATGTTGACGGTCGCGCTGTTGGCGATCGTGCCCTGCTGCTGCGTCGAGGGCATCAGGTCGACGATGACGTTTTCCGTGCCTCGCGCGGGGAGTTGCGACGAGACCAGCAGGTTCGTGCCGCTGCGCTCGACACCATGGGTAAGGCCGAGTTCAACGAAATCACCAGCGGTGGTGCTACCAACGACCTTATCGGCGGCAGTCGCGTTCAACATCTTTGCGAACGTGACCGTGTCGTTCGGAATGGTCAGCGTGTTGGAGCCAGCTGGCGCCGTGACGTCGCCCGTTAGGGCGGCGCGGCGCCAGACACCACCGCTCAACTCGAGACTGGTGCCGTCCGACTGCGCCGTTCCGAGGCGCGTGAAGGTCAGCGACGTGGTGCCGACGACGATCGCGCCCGCCGTTGTGAGCATGAAGACGTTGCCGCCTCCGGTGCCGCCCGGCCCGTTCGCCGTTCCCTCTTCGACCGCGACAGTCAGACCCGTCGTGATTTCGGTGTTGGCGTCGGCGTCCGTGGACCGAGACCACGCACCAGACGCCGCTACGTAGAGGCCGTTTTGGCTGGCCGTGCTCTGGTTCTTGACCAGGACTCGGTCGCTCGCGACGACCGAAACGCCATCGATCGTCTGCGCGCCACTGAGCGTGATGTTCGCCGTCGTCGCTGCGCGCACCGACTGCTTCCAGTCGGCCAGCGTGCTGATCGCCGCTGCGACCGCGGCCGCGATGAGGGCCTCAGTCTGCGCTACCGTGGCAGCTTCTTGGGTGCCGGTGGAGCCGTTGCCCAGGCCCGTGATCTTGCGCGTGCCCATCGACAGGTTGCCGGTGGCTGCAACGCTGCCGTCCTTTAGCAACGCGCCGCCGCCCTTGACGACCTCCGCAACGGTGCCCCGCTTCGTGGCGCCGTCGTCGACAAGCGGCACGAGCGCAGTGCTCGGTACCGGCACAAGCGGGCCGGGGAGACCGGAAATTGCTACGTCTGCCATGGTTTATTCAACGATCAGGCGGTCGCCGCTCTCGGTAGTCAGGAAGTCGCCGCCCTCTGTGAGTAGGTAAGAACCGGCGATCGCTTCGAAGTCGACCAGCACGCCGCCCCAGAGGTGGAGTGGACGCAGCTTCAGGACGAGGCGTTCGAACTCAGCGCGACGCGTGATGTCCACGACTGCGTGAGTCGGGAAGGTCGCGCCCGCGATGTAGAACCAGTACGGGAAGGTGTCCGGGTCGTCAGGTACCGGCGGCGGAGCGCGCCGCGTCAGGTCTTTGTTGACCAGGTAGTAGACTTCGTTCGCTAGCCAGTCGTTGCACTGCGGCTGCGTCGGCAGCGCCGAGCACTGCGGCTGCGTCGGGAGCCCGTCACCGGTGCACTGGTAGATGCCGACGAGCGCGACCTCGGTATAGGTGCGCGGGTCGCGAGCGACGTAGGGCGGGCCGGAGCTCCACCAGTCGTAGACGTAGACGTCGAAGCCAGCGGCCCGAAGAACGCCTTGGATGTAGCTGGGCGACTGACCGCCGGTGGCTCGCCACTCAGCCGCGAGAGCGAGACGCCCGGCGACCACGGCAGCCGGCGTCGACATGTCCGTGAGCGACAGTCCAAACTGCCGCTCCCACTCATTCAGCTCTCGCGTCGTCTCCGGAAAGAGGTCGAGATAGACGTTGTCGACGTACGCCTTCGTGAGCGCAGGCTGCTCCGACAAGCCCAGGAAGAACTTGCGAAGCGTCGAGTCGATGACCGCGCGCCAAGCCTGGCCCGTCGGCAACAGATGTTGAAAAGTACGAAAGAAGCTCACGGTTTTGGGTCGCTTCCGTACGCGTCAGATGTTCAGCCGTTGCGCTCGCGGCGCCGGCCCCGTACGCTTTCCGATCATGAAGAGGCTGCTGGGGTTGGTGACGCTGGTGATCGCGTGCTCGTCGGGGACGGAGGCAGAGTTCGGCGACTCGAGCGCAGCGGGCGCGCTGCCCGTTGCTCATGCTGGAGCCAGCGGCGCCGTGTCGCGCGCTGGCACGGCGGGCGAGAGCGGCGGCGGAGCGAGCGCTGGCGGCACCTCGCTGGCTGCTGGCTCGCCGGCTGCCCTTGCGGGTGCCGGTGGCGAACCTGCTGAGGGTGGTGAGTCAAGCGGCGGCGCGCCATCTGCTGGCGCGCCCGCCGGATCGAGCGGCTCAACCAATCGAGCCGGAAGCCAAGCGGCAGGAAGCGGCGGAGCGGCAGGGAACGTCGGGAGCGCTGGCACCGGCGGCGCGGCAGGCAGCTCGACCGCTGGCGCCGCTGGCACGCAGAGCGCCCCAGACCCGTGCGCTGGCGCCATTCACTGGGACAAGAGCGAGCGCTGGGCGGATCTCGTCACTGGTACGCTTCGTCACTTTGCCGGTTCGCTCTGGAAATGCCAGGCCGCCGACTACTGCAGATTCTACCCAGGTAACGGTGAGCCCAACGGCTGGGCTGCTGTGGCCGCGTGCGCGAGTGGGCCGCTCAAAGAGGCCGAGTGCCAGTGCGCTGAGGGCGCGTGCTGCGACGGATGCTACATCCGCCCGCCTTCGTACTTTTGCGGGGAAGTCGTCCGCTACGCCCGCTGCACCGGCAAGGCGCCGCTTTCATGCCCGGGCAGCAAGCCCGACATCGAAGGCGACTACTGGAACCTGTTCTGCGACGGGGATACTGCAGGCGAGTGCACGCGGTGGGGAGCTCATACGAAGTTCGCTGGAGCAGGGCAGTGCGGTAGCATGGGCCTGGTGTGCGTTGAGCAAGGTGACCAAGCCAGCTGCGCGGCGTGTAACTAGACCATGCATCACGCCATCACGGCGACCTTGCCGCATTGCTGCCAGTAAAGAGCTCCAGCGATCTCGACGGCTACGAAATTCATCGTGAAGCTCTGGCCAACCAGAAGACCAGCGAAGGCTGACCCAGCCTCGGTGAGCGCCGTCGTCCCGTCGGCTTTCTGCCATGCGACCTGACCAGACCAAGTCGAGCCACCTCCGTTGAACAGCGAGACGGCAAGCGGCTGGCCAGCATACAGCACGTTTGGCAGCTTCGCCGTTGGTGCCGCGGAGACGCCGCTAGTGATGCGCACCGAAGCCGCGCCGTCCGGAATTACGATTGTGGCGCTGGCAGCGGCGTCGAAAAGAACACCTGGAATCAGGTCCACAAAGGAACCAGCGCCAGCTCGAGCCGTGCTGAAGCGAGTCAGAGCGCTTGGCCCGACCCACTCGTTGCCATACGCCCGCACGATCCCGCCTGTGGTCCACGCGAGACCCGTGACCGGTCCCGACATGCCAGTCGCGTCGACCTTGCAGTCATGCATGGTCAACAGCGCGGTAGTCGAGATGTTGTAGGCGATCTTAGCCGAGCCCGTCGTGTGGGCCTTGAGATCGAAGGCGCACGCGAGTTCGACGTTGGCGGAGTTGTCGACCAGCACCAGCGATGCCGTGTAGGTCGCCGGCATCGACATCTTTCCGCCAAGAATACGGAGCCTGCCGTCGTTTGCTTCGATCCCGTTGACATTCCCCGACACCGCAAGCCGGCAGTCGAGGAACGTCAACTCCGACGCGGAGGTTTGGACGCGCGCGAGCTTGCCATTCAGGCCGCTGCCGAACGAGCACCGGATGAACGTCATCCGAGCCCCGACCGCGTTCTCTACGCACGTGCCCGTGTTGGCCACGTTGCCGACGAAGATGATGTCGCTGACGACGGTCTCGGGGCCGCTATTGACCTGCGTGGGCGTGAGCGCGCCGTTCGTGGCGTGGTCCAGAGCCAGGTACGTCGCCCCCGGCGTGCCTTTCAGCGAGACGTTGTCCGGGATGCTGAGGCCGGTGTAGAGGAAGTATCCCGGGCCAAACCACACGATTCCGCCGCTTACGGCCGCCGCGCTGATCGCGTTTTGGATCGCCGTCTGCGACGAGACGCCACCAGTCGGATCGGCGCCGAAGTTCGAGACGGGGAAGGTCGCTCTGGCTGCCTCCGCAATCCACTTGATTGCGTCGAGGTACTGAGAAGCGTTCGCTTTGTCCGGCGTGCCCGAAGGCGTGATTCCAGCAGCAATCAGCAACGCCTGCTGCAAACCGAGAATGTCGTTGACCAGATCCTTTTCGAGCGGCGTGCCGTTTCCGTCACCTTCAACGGTGACGTTCTGGGCCTTCCCGTAGGGGTAGCCACCTGGGTCAATCGTAGAGACTTGCCCTGAATAGCGAACGGTAAGATCGAGTGCCATTGAGTCTCAGCCTCAGACGTAAGTAGGGTCGCCGTTGAGCTTCGCCTTCTCGCCAGCCAACAACGTGTAGGCCGGAACCTCGGTTGCCCCCAGTAGCAAGACTACCTTGGCAACCGTTGCGCCCTTCGCGCTCACGATGGAGTCGACAATGCCACTCACTGCGGCGGCGGTGACTCGGTCCAGCCTTGGCAGGCTTGAGAGTCCCACGATGTACGGCTCGCGCGAACGCAGGTGTTCGTCGATGCCCTCTTTGAGGGCATCCCGGATCTCGGGAGTGTCAGGGCTGAGCGCGGAAATCTGCACGCCGAACCCCACGCGAGTAATCGGCAGCACGTTCTTCGCGGCGCTGATCGGTCGTCGCGTAGCAAGGCCGGACTCGTTCAGCTCGATAGCGTCACCAACTGCCGCGAGCTGCGGCGCCGTCGGAATGCCGTCCGGGCTTCCAGAACTCGCTTCGTCGGCCTCGACGTAGATGTTCACTTGCCCAGGCGGGCCCGCGTACGGGTACGCGTTCACGATGCCCAGCACCTCTTCAGCCCATTGCTGGTAGTCCGCGTAGGCTCCGCCTTGGGGGCGGCGCTGGGCGCGGTCCAGGATGCGGCCGCGGTACCGGTCGATGGACTCAGCGTCCGCTGCGGTCACCGCCTGCGAAGCAACCGTGGCCTTGGTGGCCACGTTCGGCAGCGGGTTGGCGAATTCGAGGACGTCGCCAGCAACCAGGTTGCCCAGCGTGCCGGAGCCGTCGCCACCGTTGGGGCTCGAGATGGCGCGGATGCGGACGGGCACCGTCGCCGCGTTAAGCGGAACTGCGGCGACCACGACGTAGATGAACTGCGTCGCGTTGCGCACCAGCTGGGAGCCGGCGGCCAGGTCGCCGACCTGGTTCGTGACCGAGACATTGACGATCAATTCCGCGCGGGTGGCGGGGTCAGGATCGCCTACGCCAAAGAGCCGACCGAGCTCGACCAGTGGCCGAAGCTTACGGCCGTTGACCGTCGTCTCCTTGTCCGTGGCGTAGGCCACGAACATTTGGAGAAACATGAAGCCGGCGTACTTGAAGAGCAGGACGAAGATGCCGGCGAGCACCTTGGCGAGGACGCGGGCGAACGACTTCGGCAGCAGCGGGATCGTCTGCGAAAGCGCCGCTTCCAGCTGCCCGATGATGTTGCTGCTGAGCTCTTCGGTCGTGGGGACTACGAGGCTCAATTGGCCCCCCACTTCTTGGTGAATTCGATAACGAACTCGACCTGCTGAATCACCACGGTGATCGTCATTTTCACGGCGTTCAAGGCAGGGATGCTGGCAACGGCGTTAACGACGCTCGCGAGCTTCGTCTCCGTCATCCACGCCAAATCGTTGGTGATGGCGTTCTCGATCCGAAGCAGGTTGGCCGACGTCGCTGGGATGCTGCGCAGTAGGAACTGCGTCTCGCTGCGGTACTGCCGCTCGGGCTTGCTCTCTTCGACGTTGCCCCACCAGGTCTTCGACTCGTCGCCCTGGTCGCCCGAGTCGGCGTCGTTGCCACCGAACAGGCTCAAGGCCACGGCGGACTCGACACCGTCGTCCATCGTGAGTTGCCCCGCGATGCATTCGATCTCGCCGCCATCGGGCAGAAGCCTTAGAGCGACGTCAGTCATGTGTGCGAGCTAGGTCCAGGTGACTGGGGTGTTCGGCGGCGCCACGAGCGTTGCGGTTCCGCTCTTCATCCAAACGTCGATGCGCCCAGCGATCGCGCTGGCTGCCTCGCCATGCGTCTCTGGTGCTGCTCCGGCGAACTGGGCAGCAAATCCAACAGGGCCGGCGGGCGGCACCCCCGCGAAAGCGGGCGCCATGCCTAGCGCCACGGAGGCGCCGAAGGCAGCGAACGCCGACTCCATCGCGGGGATAGCGGCTGGCGTCGCGAATGCCGCACCGAGCGCGCCCGCGAGCGTGGCAGCGGCAGCCTCCACCGTGGTGGATGGCGGCACCACCGCAGCGGCGTACGCTTTCACGGCGTCGGCCCATTGTTGGCCGCAGCCCGCGGCGTCTTCCGCCGGTGAGGCGAAGCACGAGGCGAGCCCGTTGCTGAGAGCTGGAAGGGCGAGCGGCATCAAGTCCCTGGCGTTGGCGAAGTCGTGGGGCCGACGCCGGAACCGTGCAAATGTCCACTCAATGTGACGCCAGGCAGCGGCACCTCGGGTGTACCGGCCAGAGCCTTCACGTCACCAGGGGTCGTGATGTTCCCCTGCTGGTCGATCAGCACGCCGTTCAGGTCGATCTTGCTGCCGCTCTTGATGCTTTTGAGCGCGATAGTCCCGTCGCCCTTGCACCAAACCTCACAGACCACCTCGCCCGCGGCGTCGCGCGCGTAGGTGCGGCGCTCGCCCGGCTCGGCTTTGCCTAGGTTTTTCGGGTCCGCGTAGGCATTGACCGAGGTGGCCTCAAGACCCTCGCACTCCTCGACCATGCACTCGTCACCGGGCAGAGGAAGCGCGTCTACCCCTGCACTGTCGAGGTGTTCGGAGGTCAGCAGTTCGTCGCCGAGGTCGACTTTGACTACGACGGTTGGAACGCCCCCAACGTCAACGCGCGTGACGCTGTCGACGTTGCCTAGGCGACCAGTCATGTGTGTTCCGTTGTATACTCAGCACGTGGCATACAAGAGCAGGCGTGTTGAGCGCGAATGCGTGGAATGCAAAGGCGTCTTCCGCCCGGTGATGCCTGAAGTGCGGCGCGGCTGCGGGCTATTCTGTTCACGGAGCTGCCACCTGTCTCACGGTGCGAAGATGAAGACCGATCCGGCGCAGATAGCGCGCCGCTTTTGGAGAAAGGTCGATCGCCTTGGTAGGGTGCTGCGACGCGAGGCTAGGACTATCAGGTCTCATCCCAGGGAAGACGCTCCGGGACCTTGCCGTTGAAGGCTCCGGGGAGCGCGAGCTCCAGCGTCGCCGTCCTTCCGTCCTTCGTCGTCTTGAACTTCACGTTGCGGACCAAGAACTCGGTCTCCGCGTAGATCATTGCGCTTGGGGCCAGCACCGTCACCGTGGTGTTGGGCTTCCAGCGGTTCCCCTGTGGGTCACGCCAGGTTGGCAGATCGGGGATGGTGTAGCTCAGCATACTTGCGAACATGCGGCCCATTTTTGCCCGCGTCGCCTCCGGCGCATCAGCGCGCTCGGTGTCCTCGAGCTTGAAGGTGTTCGCGCGGAGCGGCGCCTTCAACCACGGGTTGTGCTCGGTCCATTTAGCCGGCGCCTTGCCGCGCTTCTTGGCCGCGAACCCGGTGATTTCTGAGTAGTACTCACGCGGGGAGAAGTTGGTTTCGACCGTCGTAAGCGGCGACTTTCCCTCGACGAAGTTGCACACCGGTTTACCCGGCTCGACGGACTGCCAAATCAGCAGCTTGCCGTCGACCGTATTCGAGAGGACCAGGTTCCGCTGCTTGGCGAGCTCGACCAGGAACTCTTGGATCTTCTTGTCGGGTCCGATCCGGACCTTGTCGAAGACCTTGCCTTCCGGCGCCTGCAGCTCGACTTCGATTCCGAATGGCTTCAGGCAGGCCTCGGCGATATGCCGAATGCCGACCTTGCTGAACTCGCGCGCGATGCTCTTGCCCTTCTTGTCGGAGTCGATGAGCAGGGCCACAGGCATGTCGCTGTCAGCGCAAACCGCGGGCTTCGCGTAGCACTGCGCCGTGACGATGCTGTGGGTCGCGTCGAATTTTGCGGCCGGGTCTACGAGGTACCCTTTGAAAAGGGTCGTGAGCTGCGAGTCGATCTCGACTTCTTGGTACTTGAACGGCCGAAACAGGTCGCGAAACTCGCGCTGCTCCGGCTGAAACGGCGCCGTGAAGCTGGCCGTCGCGTAGTTGTCGATGGCGAGGTTGAGCTCCACGTCGACCCAATTCGCAAAGTACTTCCCGCCGATCTGCAGGTTGACGAGCTCTTCGTCCTCTCCCTCCCGCATAGTGATCGCCATTGGGGTTCCGATCAGGATGGGTAGTAGGCAATCTCGCGGCCGGCTCTTAGCTCAAGAATTTCGTCACCAGTCAGGTCGTTGGACATGATGATCAGGTCGAGCTTCTCGTCGACGGCGCGATACACCTCGGCCGATAGGTCGATGATGGTGCGGTCGCGGTCAAGAATGATGCGTCGCTCAGCCTTGAGCCCCAGCGAAGTCTGGACGAGGTAGCCAAGCGTCGTGGCGACGATGCTCTGCAGAGCTTGGTAGCTCTCGCCCGTATCGAGCTGCCCCTCGCTGACGCCGCCCATTCCGCCGAGGGCAGCGAAACCCTCGTCGCGCTTAGCGATCGCGGCGTCGAATTGCTCGGCGATCAGGGCCGCAGCGACGAGCGCCTGCGTGCGCGTCGTGAAAGTCGGCGGCGCGCCTGGCGGCGGCTTGGTTGCCACCGAAAGCACACTGCCCGCAATGGCGTTCGAGCCGAACAGGTCCGCCGCGTGGAAGTCGTTGGCGAGCTGGGTTCGGGTGGTGAGCAGCGAACTCTCGCTGCCCAGTCGCTCGGCGGGATTGGCGGCCGAGCTGTCCTGCCAGATGCTGTCCGCTAGCCGGACATAGCCGTCGAGCCGAGACTCAAGCCCGACGATGGCGTTTGCTGGCGCCTGGATGAGGTTCGAAATCTGCTGGGCGAGGAGCAGCGGCTGCCCGATCAGCACGTCCATGCCGAAGTTCAGGGCGTCCTGGATGTCTTGCATCTCGCGACGAATCTTCGTCGTGACGTTGGACACCTTTTGCATGGCGCCGCTGACTGTCTTCAGCAGGCCCTTGATCGTTGCGATGGCGCCGGCGCGGCTCGTCGCCTTCTTCAGGTCCATCTTGGCCTGGAACTGCTGAGCGAGTTGGATATTGAAGCTCTCAACGACGGCTAGCTTGATCTCGTTCTGCGCCTGCGGGTTGGCGCTGGGGTACGGCTTTGTCGTGGTCGTCCAGAATGTGACCTGAACCACGCTCTGGTTTGCGCCCGTTGCTAGGGCATCGCTCCGCGTGACCGTGCCGAATGGGATTACGTTAGTGAGCGTCCCGTACATCGGGTGCTCGAGCTTCCCGATCCCTGGCTCCATCAGCGCAGCCTCGAAGGCCGTCGCGATCAGGTCGTGGTTCGGACCTGAGAAGTAGCAGGTGAGGGGGTAGCGCCGAGAGCCGAAGCCAGTGCGCTGAACGTAGGCGTCGTTAACCTGCGGAAATTCGTGCGCGGTGCCGCGCAGATCGAACTCGCGAGAGACGTCGACGTACTGAAACTTGATGCGGTTTCGCGAGCCCGAGGGCGGCGTGTAGGCCGCTTCCCGCAGGCGCCCGACCCAAGCGGGCGGCTTGTTCGCGAGCGTGCGCGGGTCGCGCGCGAGGTTCAACCCAAGGAAGTCGAGGGCGCCTTGAGCGGTGAAGATGGAGGCCATCAGAAGCTACCGCTCGGGTCGATCGACATGATGTCGCTGCCCTCGGTCTCCACGCTGCTGACGTTCTTGCCTGGGTCCTTGAGCTTGATGACGATCGCGCCTCTCACCGCGCCCTTTACGGCGTTGCCCAAGTCTTGCGACAGACGCGCCGACGAGTCTTCCTTAAGCGAGACGACGGCCGGGTCCTTCGAAGTTGGCGCGGCCACCGGCATGCCAGCGAGGCCGCCGCTGCCGCTCCCGGCTGCCTCGACGGGCGTTTGCCTCATGCCAGGCGGCAGCTGACCTGAGGCCTTGTCCAAGGCCTCTAGCTGCCT